TACTTATATCTCTAATTGCAAAGGGCTGTTAGTTGGCGACACTCATTTAACTAAGGCATTCCCGTCACCTTGCACCCTCTGCTTAGGCTGTCAACTCTATAACATTTAAGCACCGTCAATCAGCGCACCTATTCTTTCAATTCAATACGTTTAATATTCCAGCTACTACCAATAAGATAGATGTAAATACACTCAATGCAATAGCTAGATAGTCATGGCGATAGTACCACTCCTTAAAGTTGGTAACTGAACCTACACCATATAAAATGCCAAGAATAATCAAGGCAATATTAATTACAATCATTATATATTCTCCTGACTTTCTACATAGAGCAAGATACAGAACGCGTCTGCTTGGTCATCATTGATATCATTATCAGGTACTATGTTATAGCTCTTGAGTATCTCAATGCTTTGTACTTTCCGTAATGCACTCTTACCTTTGATTAGATGATAACCGCACCATTTAGAATTAGGTACATCAACATAGCCAATGTTATGACGGTTACGCATAACTCCTAAGAATGAACCGTTAGCTCTAATCAACGAGATATTACCCTTAGACTTGAACGTGATGATAGGTTCTTCAATATAAATAAAATAATCAAATAAGTTATAATGCTCAATGACTTCTGTTATGCCGTCAGCAATTTGTTTTGCACGTTCCAAAGGGTCTTTGCTTTTACCACCTGCTATTGAACCAACTACATACTCATTTGTTAAAGGATTACGAAACGCATAACCAGTATTAGAAGTACTAAAGTCAATCGCTAATGCTTTGCTCATAAATCAGAACTCAATTCAATATAAAGCTCTTTAGTAATTTCTCCGATATCAAATAAGTGCTTAATATAGTGTTCATACTCAATTGGAGTTAATACTTCTTTTTGTGCTAAAATATGTTCTTTGTTCATTTCTTTATTCTCCCTTAAAAATTAAAGCTGTATCAAGATTAATCAAACCACATTCCACAGCGTTAAGTAAGAACTCGTTAAAGTCAACTTCTGACATTGTTTCTTGCTTAAATAATAGCTGTTCTTCTGTCATTTGCTTTCCTCTCTTAACTTCTGTATTTATTATAGCATATCCACTTTTTGGAGTAGTGTTATCCTCTGTTATGTAAGCTATGCTTGACTTTGTAGGCATTTTATGTTATACTCTTTATAGGAGGTAATCAATGGCTAGAGATAAATATTTAATGTACTTACGACAGCAAGAATACAAGAAACGTATTAAACTTAAAGTAGCTAATACAAGAGCTAGAATGAACAGAGAATACATGAATCAACCAGAAGTAGATAAGGAAACATTAGAACTATGGAACAATCAGCCAGCAATACATTTTGATTTAGGAGGAAATAAATAAATTATATTAAAAAAATAATTGCCACCTTAGTGGCTTTTTGTTTCACGCTTGACCGAAATTTGACTAGAAGTGGCAGAATGTAAGTGCATTGAGTGTCCTGTTTGTAAAGTATGGTATCAGTAAGCGCAATGTCTTTCTTGTTTGTAAGATTTCTAAAGGAATTCCGGAGTGTTTGATAATCTTTTTATCTTGTACTGGAATTGTGAAATGTTTAAGAAAACAAGAATAATTTACATAACATAGGATAACTCAAAGTGTAAAATGCAATATGTTAAAATATAAGTATATAATACTTGACAAGTGAAAATGTCTATGTTATTATTATCTATGTAATTGAATATATAACCCATAGGCGGTTGAGGTACGAAAGTATAGCGATGTGATAAACATCAAAACGAGCTGAGTAAGCTATGAAGTCAAGAATACCTGATTACATAAACCCCATGTAACTCTATAAGAGATAAGTATTTAAGTTTAAGGTGTCTTAGTTTTATACTATTTGAAAGCCGTTGTTTGACTTACTTACTGAAATTGCAGCATTTGCTGACAGGTTGTGCTGATTAGTTTATGCCAATTCACAGCACGTAAAACTAAACGAGCGGAGTAATTACACTAAATTAGAGCTTACGACAAATAACAAATTAACTTTCAAGCAAGAATCTCTAGTAATTACTTGACGGGGGGAAAAACTTAATGTTTGACAAATACAAAAATAAGTGATAAGATATAAATATAATAAAGGAGAAACAAAAAATGAAATCTAAATGTACTAAGTGTCAGGAAATGAGAAAAGCTAGTGGTTTAAGTTATTTAAAGTGTCCTAAGTGCAAACAAGAAGCTAGAGATGAAAGAAAGAAAAATAAAAAGAAAAAAAACTAAAAAAATTGTTTATAAAAGCGAAATGGCTAAAACTAATGAGGAACTAAGAAAAATATCTAAACGATTAAATCAAGATAGTATAAACAAATTCATAAAAGAAAGAAATGGAATTAAGTCTTGACAAATGTAAAATAATTTGATACTATGATATAAGAAAAGGAGAAATATGAAAAGTATAACTATATTACAGATTATTTTTGATATAATTTTGATTGCTGGAAATGGATATTTAGGCTTTGCTTATGAAAGTATTTATTTATTAGTTGCTTTATTATGGTGTCTTTGCTTATTGCTACATATTAATATGTTTAATATGTTTAATATGTTTAATTAAGGAGAAGAAATGTTTAAAATTATTAGTAGTGAAGAATATGCAAAATTAAAAGAAGATGTTGATTATTGGAAAACACGAGCATTAAAAGAAAAATCTTTCTGTAAAGGGATAAGGAAAGAGCGTAACTTTTATGAAAATCTATATAAAAGCCAAAAAGCAAGAGGTGTTGAACTAATAAGAGAAAATCAATCATTAGACCTAAAATTAGAAGAACTTGAGCAAAAAAGAAGAAGTATTTGAAGACTTTTAAAACTTGCTTGTAAATATTGTAAAAGATATTAAAAATTTCCCACAGCTGCCAGTCTTACATTATTGGTACAATAAACTTTTTAACAAAGGGTATAAAATTAGAATAAATGAAATAAATGGCTTAATTTATGATTATTATTATATTTGGTCAATTGAAAAAAATTATAATACAATAGTAGAATATAGAGATTTCAATAATAGTATTTAAGGCTTGACTTTTCAAGTCTTTTTTGTTATTATATACTAAAGGAGAAAAAAAATGACTAACATATTTAATAAAGTACAGACAGCCAAGCATTTAAAAGAGCGAGAAGACTTAATAAATTTAAAAGATGACTGGCTTATTGATACTTTAATGCCAAGTTCGCAAGCTGGAATATTAGTAGCTCCGTTTAAGTCGTTTAAAAGCTCTCTAGCAATGCACATGGCTTTAATGGTATCGCAAGGGTTACCTTTTTTTGGTTATGACACAAAGCGTAGTAAGACACTATACATTGACAATGAGGACACGGACAGAGAGTTAAACAAAAGGCTTAGAAATAAAGACACTGCACCAGAAGACTTGCATTTCTTAACAGGTGGCGAGTTTATGCTTGATGATTCGCACCACATGAACTTATTGTATGAGTACATCAAAGAAAATGATATCAAGTTCGTTATTTTAGACAACCTTATGACAATGCTAAGAAATGGCGATATTATCTACGGTAAAGACTTCGAGCCAATGCTTAGAAGAATTACACGCTTGAAGTTGCTCTTTCAAGATGTAACTTTTTTACTGGTAGCTCATGCAAACAAATCAGCTTATGCAAACTCAATGGACGATAAAGCCTATATGGTAAAGCCTAGCGATGCCTTAGGTGGTTCTACTCTAACAGCTTGGGCAGAATTTATGCTGATGTTAAGCCCTAAACGTGGCAAGCATAACGACTTCTCTAAGTTATCAGTCAAAGCGCGTGGATATCAGTTTGACGATGATTTAAACTTTTCATACGTTGATTCAGTATTCACTTGCGTCAATAAATCAAAAAAAGAACCAGATAGCGAACTAGTGGAAAAAGTAAAGGCTGAAACAGAAAATGAAGTTACAAAAAAAGAAAATGTTGCATTTTTAGAACTAGCAAAATTACAAGGAAAGGTTATTGAAATTGAATAAAAATTATAAAAAAATAGAAAATTTAATTGTTTTTGATGATGGAACTATTTACAGAGAATTCAAAAAGTTTTGTAGATTAGTAAAAGGTACAAGGCATCACAAAGGGTATTTAAGTATAAAATGTCATGGAAAAACAATGAAAAAACATAGAGTTATAATGGAAGCATTCTACGGCAAAAGCGACCTAACAGTTGACCATATAGATGGGAATAAAGATAATAACTCATTGAAAAACCTTGAGTATGTAAGCAATGCAGAAAATATGCGTCGTTCTTTTAACACAGGGTTGCACAAAAATGGTATTAAGCAAATGACAGAAAAGCAAAAGAAAAAAGTATTATGGAACGGGAAAATATACGATAGTCAGCAAGAATTGAGCTTAAGTTTAGGTTTGTCTAAAGGAGCATGTACTATGGCTATAAAAAGAGGTTCAAAATTACGTGGGTTTATTCCTATACAACTTACAAAAGAATCAGCACATGCTTTCTTAGACTTAGCTAAAGAACAAGGAAAATTAATAGAAAATGATTAATTACGAAAACAAGGCAATTAACTTACATGCAGAGGTTTACGGCTGGTTATATCTTGCATTAGAAGAAATGATAAAAGCTGAATGGCACAATGATGAACTTTTCAAAGTATGGCTAAATCGTGCTGAATTTCTAGTCAGACAGTCAAAGAAATTGCACACAGCTTGTGAAAATGATTATTCTAAACGTGCATTAGTTAGAGCCTTGCAATTAAAATCAGAAATAAATAAAAAAATAACACCTAATGCTTTACAATAATAAATAATTTTGGTATAATAATATATATAGAAATAAAGGAGAACTATAAATAGTGGTTAAATTAACGAAAGAACAAGCCGATTATCTTAAAAGTTTTAGAAATGACAAAAAATTAGCTTTCTATCATATTGGCAGGTGGGGTTTTGGTTATAATCTTAAAGACGGTAACGAAAAAGTTTACGTAGCTAATGAAGAAGTACCGTTCACTTACGATGAAAAAGGAAAAATGTTAGACGCTGTTATTAATGGTTATGAAATTATTGTTCCTAAATTTAAGTTTTATAACTTTTCTGATAAGACTAGGTTTGCACCTTTATATTATGCTGGAGAAGAAGAATTAACTAGTTATAAAGAATTTGCAAAAGAGGTTGAAGAAAATAGCGAAGAATATGTAGCTTTGAAACTTTTAGGCTTCATTAAAGAAGAAGTATGATAACATCTTTTGAAGAACTAGCTGAAAGGCGATTAATTACTCTCAATTATCACAAAAAAAATAGCCAACAGTATATCAACAGCTTAAACTACTTTGAATATGCTCGAATGTACTTCGAGAAAAACGGTTTTCCAGAAGATAACAGGCGAGTTTATCAAAGTGGTAAAAGAAAAGGCCAGAAAGTTGGCTGGACTGACAAAGAGGAAAAACAGCAAAAAGAAGACATCAGGAATTTTATACATGAAAAGCAACTACAGAAGCTTAAAAGCCAGAGAAAAAGCAAGTAAACACTATGCCAGAGGCGTCAGAAAGCTGTCTAAAGAGCTCGAAGAGATGAACGAGACGAAGTATAGAGTGGAGCCTGATGAGTGCCTGTATGGTTTGGTAAATGACTTGTGGAACTACTGGGATGAAGGTTGGATCCTACCTATGCTTAAATATAATATCGAAATTACAAGACAAGGCAATACATTTATCGTAGAAAGAGGAGAAAATGGAAACAATTAACATTAAATTTGATGAAGAACAGCTAGAAGATATCGTAAAAAAAGTTACTGAAAAACTTAAAGAAGATAAGAAAAATAACTTTTATGAGCTTTCAGATACAGCACGTGAAGAACCAAAGAAAGAACAGTCGTTGATGTATTTAGAATTTAATGAAGCAAGTGGTAAAACTAAAAAAAATAGAGTTTATTTTGGTTATGTTTTTAACACTTTAGCAAAGAGCTTTGCGTCTACTTTTGATTTAAATATTCGCGGCGATTTAAATAAAGTCAATGAGCTTAAAAGTCAAGGTTGGAAAGAAGAGGTTGTCTATAAATGAGCGTATTTGAACAACTTAATGCAATTAATGTAAATAGTAAAGTCGAACAAAAAAAGACAGGTAAAACTTCTCTAAGTTACCTATCTTGGTCTTGGGCTTGGGCTGAATTTAAAAAAGTTTGTCCTACTGCTACTTATGAGATTAAAAAGTTTGATGACGGAAACGGAAAATTAGTTCCATATCTATACGATACTACTTTGGGTATTATGGTATTCACTTCTGTTACAGTTGATGATATCACGCATGAGATGTGGTTGCCAGTAATGGACGGAGCTAATAAGGCAATGAAGTTTGAATCTTATACTTATAAGACTAAGTTCGGAGAAAAAACTGTTGAACCAGCTTCAATGTTTGATGTAAATAAAACCATTATGCGTTGTTTAGTTAAAAATTTAGCTATGTTTGGACTTGGTTTATACATATATTCTGGCGAAGACCTCCCTGACTTAACAGAAGAGCAGAAAGAGTTGGAAGCAGAAAAACAACGACTTAGAGAGATTCAACCACTTATTAAACGAGCTGAACAACTAGGATACCAAAATATTGACAGCTTGAAAGATAAGACTAAAAAAGAAATTACCGACATCATGAAGATTTGGTTAGCACAGCAAGAAGCAGAAAAAGGAGAATAATTAAATGGCAATTATCACAGTTACAGCACAAGTAAACGAAAAAAATACTCGAACAGTAAACACAGCAAAAGGCGACAAGAAAATTATTTCTGTTCCATTGTTTGAAAAAGAAAAAGGTTCGAATGTAAAAGTTGCGTATGGTTCGGCTTTCTTGCCTGACTTCATTCAATTAGGTGACATCGTAACCGTAAGCGGTCGTGTACAAGCTAAGGAATCAGGCGAATACGTAAATTACAACTTTGTTTTCCCTACGGTTGAAAAAGTGTTTATTCATGACGGAAATGGCGCACAATCACAAGCTAAACAAGACTTATTTGGTGGAGCTGAACCGATTGAAGTTAACACGGAAGATTTACCTTTTTGATGGAAAGTTGGTTATATGTACACAGCAGAAGAGAGAGAGCAAATTATCGACATCGTGGATAAGATGAGCTTACTAAGACAAGACTTTGACGGAGCTTTCGCTTGGATCAAGGAAAACGTATCAATGCCATTTGACTTTGACGGAGAACAGCAATTTATATCAGACTTGAAGCAGTTAGTTAAAATTAACGCTTTGAAGTTTGGTAAAATATATGAAGGAGTATTAAATTGACAACATTAAGAGAACTGCACAAAAAACTTAAAATCAAACAAACGCTTGACAACTACGTACGAAACACAAATAAAAAATATAAGCATAATCTTGTAGCTGATGAAATTCTTGGCGAGGGTTTAGCTAAACTGATTGAGCTTAACACTCAAGGTAAACTTGGACGACATGCACAGCAAATTGCTTACATCAATCATAACTTGAGCTTACAGCGGCAAAAGGAACAACTGGAACAAGCTAACGAACGACTCGCTAAACGTGCTGAGAAGGCCCAAAAATTGCTTGACACGGAACTTTTGAAAGATAGCTACATCGAAACACTTGAAATGTTTAGTAAATTCAATTCAGCAAAACAATATACTATGTGGGACGACCTAGAAGCTCCAACTAAAGTGATTGAGTTCATGGAAAAAAACGGTGTGAAGCAAGGTAAATGGCTACGTCCTGAAGGGGTTGACGCTTGGTTCAAAGAACGAATCATCTGGTTCAAGAATAAATTGAAAGAAAAATAATTAATGATAAAGACTTTAGGCTTTACAGCTTAGAGTTTTTTTGATATACTTAGTACATCGAGTTAAGGAAAGAGGTAAAAACAATGGAACTAATTGAATGCCAAACCTGTGGGGCTTCAAGCTTTACTAATGGTAAATGTGATTATTGTAGAAATCAATACGAAGTAAATGAAGATAAAATATTTTACGGTAATTCAACAGAAGATGATTCACCATTAGATGAGGAAACAACTTTTAAAGATACTAAAACAGGTAAACTAATACTTAAAATCATGATCTATACTTTAGTTTCTATTGTTTGGTTTGCAGTAACTGTATTTATCCCACCGCTATTTATAATAACAATTATTTTATTAGTGGTTTATGTGAGTTTTCGCTTGACAATTAAAAAGAAATAGATTATAATAGCATATATGAGTAAAGGAGAAACACAAATGGATATTGTAAACAAAACAGTTGAAAAACTCCAAGAAGAACTAGAGAGTTGTATTCAAACATTGATTGAAGCAAGCGTAGCAGCAAATATCACTCAAGATGTTGTTGTAGGAAACATTGTAGACAGAAAGCTTGCGGACCTAGCTAAAACCAATAAACTTGCAGTTGATTATATCGAAAAAGTGACTGGAAAGGATATTGATGTTGTAATGGCCGAGAATGTAGCACTTGAAGCAATCGAGGTAGAGTAATGAACATTGAATCAATAATTGGCAAAGTTATTATAATAGCACTAGTCGGAATTGGACTATATACTTTTTTTGCATTAGTTGACCTGATTAAAACGAAAGGAAGCAAATAGATGAGTAAATACTTTAATGACAAAAGATATTGCCACTGCTTCGATATACCAACGAGTAATGGCTTGGGAGTTTGCAAAGTTTGTAGAGGATACGTGAACGTCTGTTATAGTTGCGATCGCTGTTTACATTGCTGGTGTACATCACAGATTGAACTATTTACTGAATATGATGAACCTAAGTTGCTGGAACTTATAGAAAACTGGAATAAATTTTACCAAATTAGAAAGACAAAGAACGGTTAATGTTTGACAAAGCAAAAGTAATTTGATAGAATAGAGTTATAAATAGAGGAGGACAAAATGAAAGATACAGTAAAAACTTTAATGATAGCTGCAGGTGTCGGCTTTACACTTATCGCTATCACTTGGATAGGTATAATCGCAACGTTGCTTATTACATGGCTTGGAGGAATTATCTAATGAACTTAAAAGAAAATCGGCACTATGCCAACGAATACGGTGTGGAACTTAACGAATACTTGAAACATAATTTTAACTATGAAGAGCTTGCAGGTTGGTATACAATGCAGGTATTAAAGTATCTAGTAAGAGCTGGCAAGAAAGAGGGCGAAAGCTACGACAAGGACCACAATAAGGCTTTAGACTATGCCAAAGAACTGGCTAAGTTAAGTAACGAGAATGAGCTTACAGAGTATACTACTGACGATATTATAGGCTTTGCACAAGATATAGCAGATGATTTTAAACAATGGAAAGGCGAATAAAATGACAGAAAAAATTATTATCTCTAAAGAGTTAAACGAATGGCTAGAAGAACATCAAACGTTAGATGCTGATGACACAATATATAGTAAACGTTTTGGCAGAGAAATTTTTGACAAATTGTATGAAGAAGTAGAAGTTAGCGATATAGATAAGTATAAAAATATTTTAGAAGTATTTAGATTAAGTGGGTATACTAAAGCAGTTCACTTATGGTTATTGTTGAACCGTGATAAATGGGAAGTAGAAGAAGATGAGTTATTTTATATCTGTATTCCAGAGCCTCATGATAGAAACGGCTATTTGGCAAAAGATATTGGACTGGAATTTTTCCTTAAAGTGCCTAACCAAAAACGTTATAAATGGACACAAGAAGAAATTGATAAACATGAAGTAGCTAAACATTTACAACATTTTAAAAAGAAAGTAGAAAAATAAAAGTTAAAAGAGTTTATGCTTGACAGTATGAACTTTTTTTGATATTATAGTCTTATAGAAATGAAGGAGAACAAAACAATGATAGTATTAACAACTAGAAAACAACAAATCGTAGAAGAATATGGAATCAACACAACTTTCACAGAGGAACAAATGAAAGATAAAGCATTCAGAAGAAAATGGACAATGTACTTATTAAGTATTCAATATGATGTAAGTGGTGCTGAAATTCCTGAAGAAGTATTACAAGAAGAAGCAAATCTAATTTTTGGTTAAAAGAACAAAGTTAATGTTTGACAGCATTAGCTTTTTTTGATACAATGGCATTATAGAAATTAAGGAGACGCAAATGGAAAAATACAATGTTAAGCTGATGAACAACAAAAAAGGATATTTGAATTCTTTTAAAAATGAGCTAGGGGAAAAGTTCATCTTCCTAGGGTTCAAAGAAGAAAGAAATAACTTCAAGTCAGAGTTCACTAAAGAAGAAATTAAAGCGATTGATGAAAGATACTTAGAATTTATTGAAGAGGTTTAGAGTTAGTTCTTGACAAATATAAAGTGATTTGATATTATAGTCTTATAGAAAGGAGATTAAACAATGGCAATGCGAAAGGATAGGGAAATAATAGC